TGAATAAAATCCGCATCCAAATTGTTGGGATAATATAATATTAATGAGAGACGATTTAAGAATGGTCGTTTTGCCAGATGCATTTGGACCTGTTACAATAATATTTTTGTTTATGTTAATTGAATTACAAATAGGGTTATCATTGATGAGTGATGGATAAAAAGAATTAATAAATTTTACTCCATTTTTTGATTTGGACTTTTTGAATTTTGCAAATTGAATATGTTTTTTATTGATATTGTCAACAAGACCTTCTATGGCATCCACATAACCATTAAATCCAAATGAATACAAAAATGAATTATTATACTCGACGTTGTCATATAATTCATAAAATTGCTTTAAAATATGACCGTATTGCGTTATTTTATTTAACGAAAGGCCATAAGGCGTTATTTTGTCGATTTGCTCTTTAAATTGTTTCAAGATAATAACATTTTCCTTTAATGTCTGATTAAAAACGGTGAATTTATCTAAATTGGCGGAATAGGATAGAAAATTGGAGGCATTATTTTCGGTGTATTGTATGTATCCTTTAATATCGTTTAAATAGGAATGGATTTTTTTCATATTATTATTAAAACGAATACACGTGAGAATATTTTGATAAATAGAAAAAAGGTAAAAGGCTGCACTTAAAATCAGATACATTTTTTCGTCTATTTTAACAGAATTGAATTTTGTAAATAATTTTCCTATAGCGTGAGTTGATGCAACAATTTTTAGAACATCGATATAGTCATTTAATGATATCTTAATACCTTTCATATGAAGTACAAAAAAAGGAATAATAAGTATGATAACTGGTACGCATAATGATATAACTGGCGACGATAAATTATAAATACTAAGTATTTGAAGAAATATGTCATTGTGATTGCAAAACTCCCAGAATTGCCAATCGATATATTGATATTTTTCCTTGAATCCTGTGTCATTTTTAATCTCGTCCCATAATTCCATAATATGTTTAAAATCAGGCTTGAAAATTTCGTCTGGTATAGATTTGTAGTTTTTCAGAAACTGTTGACTTTCTTTCAAGTACTTTACGTCTGTTGTATAATATTGTGGAAATTGTGTTATTATATTTTCACCAAAAAGCGTTTTTGGCTGAAACGTATATTCATACATTGAATTCCCCGATGGTTCAATCGTGTCGATTAATTCTAAATCAACAATAATATTTTTTGTCAATTCCACTTTATCATTATTGTATGAAATCGGTGTTTTAAAATGATCTTTGATTTTTTCTATATTTGATAATGTCATTTATAGAAAAAAAAGAATAATTATTAATGCATTTAACGCGGATTAAAGTTTATCTAAAGCAGCCGGCATCTCCTTGATCTCGCAACTATAAAATGTCTCGACTTCTCTCATTTTCGGAATATCCCTTCGCGTAATTAAATTGATGCCAACGCCCTTTCTACCCCATCTACCAGATCTGCCAATTCTATGCAAGTATGTATGGACACATTTTGAAATATCAAAATTAATTACAATACTAACTTGTTGAATATCAATACCGCGTGCTGTAACATTCGATGAAATAAGCACACGATACTTTCCTGTTCTGAACTCCGAAAAAGCAGTGTCACGCTCCGCCTTTTCCATTCCACTATGAATACGGCATACTGGGAATCCATCCTCAATCATCGCATCATATAAATCAGAAACTCGCTTGATACTATTACAATATATAATGCATTGTGATAATGAAATGACCGAATATAAATCTTTTAATGTTGCATATTTTTGCTTATCATCCTCGACAGCCACATAATATTGTGAGATGCCTTCCAATGTCAATTGTTCGGCCTTTACCGAAATACGCACCGGATCACGCATCAATTTTGACGTGATAGTATGCATATAGCTTGGCAACGTGGCACTGAAAAGTGCAACTTGAATATCCTTGCTGAAATACTGAAAAATATTGAAAACCTGCTCCTTGAAACCAGTAGAAAACATTTCATCTGCTTCATCCAAAATTACGAGCTTAACATTTTTTGTTGAAAAAGTGCTTCGACGAATCATATCATAAACGCGTCCAGGGCAACCTGCAATCACGTGTGGGGTATTATTCTTCAATAGATGAATATCGTCGTCAATTGAATTTCCGCCAATCAAAATTTGCACACTGAGATTGTTCATCATACCACCTATCCCCTTGAATACATTTGCAGTTTGTATGCTCAACTCTCTCGTAGGCGATAAAACAATGACTTGGACATTCTTGTCGCTCAAATCCACATTCGCTAAAGCACCTATCGTAAATGTAGCTGTCTTACCTGTACCTGATTGTGCCTGGGCAATTACATCCTTCTTCAAAATCATTGGCATAATGGCCTTCTTTTGAATAGCACTGGGTCTCTCAAAACCGTAACCATAAATGCCCCTCAATAGATCAGTCGGAATTTCCAATTCGTCCCAACTATTGAATTCATATAAAGAGTTATCTGTGTTACCCTCTTCAATATTATTATGCGTGTTTTCGTTATCAAGTGACATCGTTATTATAAGTGCTGTTTTATATTTAAATCCTTTAGTATAAATAAAATATAAATAAAAAATTGATATAAATGAAACTGTATAGTTAAATGTATACTAATAATGCAAGCAGTTTATACATTAAATGATTTTATGAATATTACATTTAACGGGTTTGATATAAAATTACCGGATGATACTATTAGTACAATAACAGAGCTGTCTCTACAGGTTGGATCACCTACTTATGTAAAAACACCGACATTTGTGAAGAAGGAAATTGGATTGAAAAGTGGCGGTAGTGGCGGAACTATTGGTGGGTTGAATCATATGAATAGGACAGGTATGGATTATAAGAAAAAGCGGAGAAATCAAGCGGTGGAAATATTAAATGATGAAGATTGGGAGAGTATTCGTACATTTCAAGCAACTGTCATTGAACAAAAAGTGGGGGTTGATGCACAAATCGATGTCATACGTTCGTCATTAAACAAGATGTCCGAGAAGAATTATGAAGAACATAGTGTTAAAATAGTAGAGATTTTGAATCAAATGTTGGAAGATGGTATAATGGAAGAAGATATGAAGAAGGTTGGAAATACTATATTTGAAATTGCGTCAAATAACCGTTTCTTTTCAAAGTTATATGCGGATTTATACACATTGCTTATTGATCATTTTAAAATTATGGGGGACATTTTTGGAGAATGTTTGGATTCATTTTTGGATATTTTTAAGAATATAGAAAAGGGTGTTCCTGAGGACGACTATGACAAATATTGTAAGGTAATGAAGGACAATGAACGTAGAAAGGCATTGACTGCATTCTTTGTTAATTTGACAATAAATGGGGTAATTCAAGATGAAAAAATGACTGATTTGACTTATAATTTGTTGAAACAGGTGAGCGTTTTTATAGGCGAAAACGATAAAAAGAGTGAAGTAGACGAGATTATTGAGAATATTGCAATTTTGTACAATAAGGATTGGTTTGAGAATTCTAAACAGCTAATAGATGATCAAACGTTTTTAGATTTTATTAAAAAGATTGCATTGAGCAAGGCAAAGGATTTTCCTAGTTTGTCAAATAGGTCTATATTTAAATGTATGGATATGATTGAAATGTAAATAGAATAATAATAATAGATAAAATAATAATAGATAAAATAATAATAGATAAAATAATAATAGATAAAGTATTATAAAGTATATATATATTTTATAATATGATCAATGTTGTTGTAAGCAGATATAAAAAAAACACAGATTGGTTAAAATCACTTGAAAAATATAATACAAATATTATGATTTATGATAAGAATGAACCGTTAAATAAATATAACATTCCTGTAAATAAGGGAAATGAAGCGAGTGTTTATTTAAAATATATAATTGACAATTACGATAATTTGACAGATTTTACTTTTTTTATTCACGATGAGGAATACTCGTGGCATCATACAGGTCGGATTGAAGAAAGGTTTTTGGAAGCGATCAACTCGAAAGAATTATTTTATAATATTAACAACTATTATTTGGCCCCGTATGAACATATAACAGAAAAGAAGGAGCTAAGTGAATGGTATAATGAATATATAGAGCCGTATATACCATTTGATAAATTGCCTAATAAAGATTGGTTAAATGGTTATAAAGGTTGTGCTCAATTTTTGGTGCACAAGGATTTGATAAGACATATGCCTATAAAATTTTATATGGATATTTATAATTGGATACTTAAATTTGACAAACCTAGGCTGTCGGGTTATTTTTTAGAATGGACGTGGCATTTATTCTGGGTTATTTCACCTAAGCATCAAATATACACTATATAAAATATGATAAAAATAGAAAATTTATATTTGTTCGATGAATTTCATTTTTTCCATCTTTTGAATAAGTGGTTTATAAATTTCATTTAATTTTTCAGGGATAGTATTTTTTCGCACGGTTTCCCTCTTTTTTGGGAAAGAGTCTTTAATGGTTGGTATACCTAACGTATAATTTAAATACTCAATATTTTGCCATAAGTCTTCGTATTTAATGCAGAGTATTTTATAATTTCTATTCTTATCGGGTGTTGTATATTTATCAAAGAATTCTTCTAATTTGTATAGATCTTTATTTTCTGAAATACAATCGTTGAGAGAAATATCATCTCTATCACATTCGACATTTTTGAGGTGAGGTTTATATGGCAAATAATTGGGAGGTTTATATGACAAAAAATTGTTGTTTTTATCTACAATTGCATATCTGCTAAAAATAGCTTTTATTGGGTTTTTATAAATAAAGATAACCGTATAGTTTTTAAGCTCAGATTCATCTATTTGAATTCCGTTAAAATGCTCACCTGTTACCTTTTCTAATTTTAATGGTGGGTTTTTACTATGTATATGATGAGCTGTACCAAATTTATTTAAATATCTGTATAGAAGTGTTGAGCCTGAACCTCCGTAACTGCAAACATAAAAATTTTTTCTACTGTCTCTTTTGTATGGGTTATCGTTTTTATTTATATTTTCAAGTTTATCATGGTCATTGATTTTATTATCGGAATTTATAATTGGTTGTCTTGACTGGCTTGGCTGGCTTGGTTGGCTTGGTTGTCTTGGTTGTCTTGGTTGTCTTGGTTGTATTAAATCACCCATTCTATATGAGAATTTATTATACATAATATATTTTGGTTATAATATATCTTAGTTATAATTATATGTCTGGCAAACGCATATATAAAGTAATTAATATAAATAATGTATTAAAAATAAGAGTAAAATAATAAGTAATGAGCATCGATAATAGTGAAAATATTACTTATTATTTGAATGAAGAGGAGACAACTACAAATGTAGATTTAACAGAATTGTTAAATGAATTTGAAGAGTTTAATATGATAAATAATACATACGAAACCGAAGACACTATAATGTCTGAAATAAAGAATTATGAACTGAATTATACTATAAAAAAACTATTAGAAATTTGTGAGTATTACGGTTTGACGAAGAACAAGAGCATAAAATTAATGAAAAAGAATGAATTAATAATGATGATAATACTATTTGAAAAGGATATAGATAACATAGAGGCAGTAATGAGGCGGAAAGAATTATGGTTTTATTTGGACGAATTGAAATCAGATAAAATGACAAAGAAATATGTCATATGGTAGTAATATTATTTGCAGTATAATATATTAAAAATATAATTATAAATTATATATTAATGGTATTATCAAAATTAGATAGAAGTATAAGCTACAATGAGATAAAAAGAGTTGATCCAGATGATTTAAAAAAGGAGGCAAATTTATATCAAATTGAATTGGAAACAAGTGACATTGGTAAAATAGATATTATAGTTGCGATAGGAAATGCAAAAAATACATTTGAAGAAAAGAATGTAACCTATTTCCCAATCTATTTAGTAAAATCAAATAAAAAGGTCGTACAAATTGGGGTTTATGAATTAGAATCGACGAATTTGATGGAATATACAGACGATGAAAATAATTTGGAAGTGGAAAAAATGGGGGAACCACTAATTTATACATTTGTAACTAGAGATATGCTTAAAAACTTGCGACTCGTACCAGAAGAAGCATATGAATCAGGAAGTGAAGACGAACAAGAAGAGGAGGAGGTCGCTGATGCATTTTCCAAATATGAGGAAGTAGAAATACCGCAATCAAGACGAGACCTATTTATAATAACAAAGGGTGTTCCTATTCCAGCATTATTGAGAGAAGAGAGTAAAAAGGAGGCCAAGGATTTGAAGGAAAAATTCAAACCATCTAAGGGTAGTAATTGGGTTGAACTTTATATGGAAAACGACAATTACAGTATAATAGATAATGAAGGTGGAGGGGATTGCTTATTTGCGACAGTGCGAGACGCATTTAGTCAAATTGCACAGCAAACATCTGTGGTTAAATTGAGAAATCGATTATCTGAGGAAGCAACCGAAGAACTGTTTCGTAATTATAAGATGCAATATGATGAAGCATCGTTAGCTGTTATCAATGATACAAAACAAATAAAAGAATTAGAAGCGGCACATCAAAATCTAAAAGACAAATACAGCCAAACATTGGATCGCGAAGAGAAACGTAAACTGAGTGAAGCGGGTAAAAAAACAAAAGAAGAAAGAGATAAAATTATAGAAGAGAGAAGGATATCTCAGCAAATAGCATCAGAATTTAAAGTGATGAAAAAGGTGAATGATTTGAATGCATTTAAACGTGTAATTCGAACATGTGATTTTTGGGGAGAGACTTGGTCTTTATCAACATTAGAGCGTGTCTTGAATATTAAATTTGTTTTATTATCGAACGAGGCGTACAATGAAAATGATTATAATAATGTCTTAAATTGTGGTCAATTGAATGACGGAGTATTAGAAAAACGCGGGGTATTTGAACCGGATTATTACATTATTCTGGATTATAATGGATATCATTATAAATTAGTTGGATATAAAAAGAAGCAAATTTTTACTTTTAAAGAACTGCCTTATGATTTGAAACGTAAAATAGTTGACAAGTGTATGGAAAAAAACTCGGGTTTGTTTTCATTAATAAAAGATTTTCGGGAATTTAAAGATGAGTTGAATGGTCCTGATAGAGAGAAACCACAATTTGAAGAGTTATCCGAGGCTAAAATCCGAGGTCTTTATGAGGATGACATTGTGTTTTCGTTTTATGATGGGTCATCTGGTAAAAAATTACCTGGTAAGGGGGCTGGAGAAAAGATACCACCGGAAATGATAAGAGAATTTTCTGAATTGGCAGCCGTACCAGAATGGCGTCGAAAATTGGATAACTCTTGGGGTCAACCATTTACTTTAGATGGGCATCGATGGCAGTCAGTAGAGCATTATTATCAGGCAGCCAAGTTTAAGAATCATAATAGAGAGTTTTATTTGTCTTTTACATTGGAATCGGGAACACCTTTATCGACAAATGCAGAGATGGCAAAGGATGCAGGGAGTAAAAAGGGAAAACATAATGGTGAGTTAATAAGACCAGTTGAGGTGACGATTGATCCAGAATTTAATGATAAAGTAGAAGAGAAGGCATTGATGGATGCCCAGAACGCGAAATTTACACAGAATGAAGATTTGCGACAAATGCTTATTGCAACGAAGAATGCTAAATTGGTTCACTGCAAAAAATGTAAAGAAGGTAAATTATCAGAGAGTTTGATTTTCTTGAGAGATAGACTGAAAAAAGTATAAATAGAATAAAACAATTAAAAATAATAGAATAATATAAGAATGAAATTGACAAAAACGAGTCGATTATTAATGAAATTTTTTATAGAAAATAAGTGCATAAATCATTCCCCTCCAACAAAGAAAACGAATCATATATTGTTAAAATTATACAATGAATTGAAAACGGCCAATGCATTTTTTCAGAAAAAGAAGAGAGACCTCGGTGATGGGTTTTATAAATTGGCTGTTAATAAGATAACGACGACTCATCAAATTCCGAGACCGAGTCAGTTTAATTCGAGCAGTTTTCCAGTAGAAGTTAGACGCCAGATTGACACTGCAATAACATATGAATTATCATATACTTTTTCTCTCTATGATAGAGAAATAACAGTTAGATTTATGGTTGAAGAAACGAATCCCGAGCTATCTTTGCATGTATACAATGAGTATGTGGATAAGATATTAGTTTGGCTATTTATAGTAAACGAATATGCGGCTAAGCGATGCTCTAAAATATTAAATATTTTTATTTATATGACTTCATTAAAAAAGACACTTCCGAATACGAATATGGCAATTCTAGATCAAATAAATGTGAATACTGCGTTTACCTATACGTGTCCAGCGGAAAGTGAGATTGTTGTATTTAGAAAGGAGGAGTGGTTGAAAGTATTGATACACGAAACGTTTCATAATTTTGCGTTGGATTTTTCTGATATGAATATGACTGTATGTAATGAAAAGATTCTATCGATATTTAAAGTGGATTCTGAAGTTAATTTATTTGAATCGTATACTGAGTTTTGGGCAGAGATAATGAATGCAGTATTTTGCAGTTTTTATTTGTTGGATAATCGAGAGAACGAATCGGATTTTTTCTCGAACTTTGAGTTTTTTATAAATTTTGAGCGGACATATAGTTTTTTTCAAATGGTTAAAACGCTGAAATTTATGGGAATGCGTTACAAAGATTTATATTCGAAGACACGTGATTCTGTTATTTTAAGACAAACAATGTATAAAGAGAAAAGCAATGTATTAGCATATTATATTATAACTCTTGTATTAATGAATAATTATCAAGGATTTTTGTCATGGTGTGACACCAATAATTTTTCTCTCTTGCAATTCAAAAAGACGCCTGGAAATTTGAATTCATTTTGTGAATTTATAGAGAAAAATTACAAGAGTAAATCAATGTTGACTGGGTCTAATTGTATGGAAACATTCTTGACTGAATTTGAAAAATCGAAGACACGACGGAATGCTGAATTTTTAATGAAGAATATGCGTATGTCTATTTGTGAGCTAGGATAAAGTAATATTATTATAAATAATAAATCATTTATTTATAATACAAAAAATACAAATACAAATTTCCCGTAAATAAATCATCGTTTTGTCCTTTTATTGCGTGTCTTTAAATGCTTTTTGGAACTCTTTTTGGAACTCTTTTTGGAACTCTTTTTATTGCGTATTTTTCTGGCTTTCCGGGTTCTTTTGCCAAACGCGATCCCTTCAAAGTCGGGATGACCCAGGGTTTCAAATTTACCGTCTGGCGATCGTGGCATAGCAGGAAACGTTTTACCTTCTAAATTTTTGTTTTCCAAACTATGAAGCTGAAAAATATCTTCATCATTTAAATTAATAACAGGGGCACGTGGTTCGCTTGATTGTGAATTATCAACATTAATATTTGTTAATGGGTTTAGATACGGAATAATTCTTGAATCTAAAGGATGAGGTTTAAGATAAGATTCTGTACTACGAGGCGAACTCTTAGCACTTTTATATTCTGAGATACGCGGGGTACCTATACTTTTGTATGCTGAATTGCGTGGACTGCCTCGTTCCATTCTATCAAGTTCACTAGTTGTCGTGTGTTCACCACCTCGTTTAGTATACCTTTTTGGCATTGATATATATTTATAAATATTATTTATTTTCTAGACTTTTGATGAATTGTGCAATAATCGGAAAATATGGTGGGTACTTTTGTGCATTTTTTACCACTCTTGGTTAATCCACAACAAACGTATCTATATGTACCGTTTCCTTTTGATATCTTATTTGCCTTCCATTCTCTTGATGCCTCGTCAAAATCAATGATAGATTCTTTTGTTTTGCTTCTTGTCTGCATTGTCGTATCTATTTACAATGTGCAAATAAGACAGTCAATTTTAATTAAAATTGATTTTGTAAAGATAGATGGATGAAACTACAAATTGAATGAACGATGGGATTGTGCAATTCTACATATAAGAAAAAAATAGGAAATTCATATTTACTTGAACTTCAACAAATGTTGATTAAACTAGATATTATGAATAATAAAATGTTACTCGAAGTCGAAAAACTGAATAATATGATATATGGTTATGATCAATATTTTAATTATGAGATGCATAAAGATGACTTTACTCAAGTTACAACTAGGATGGAAATAATACTCCAACAGTTTCAGTATAAAAATAGGGAAATATTATCGACATTGAATACTAAACCCGAAAAATTCTGGATATATCATATTGATTTTTGTAAGAAAAAATGTGAAAAAATGCACCAATTTGATATAAGATTAGAAAAATTATGTGAAAATCCAGTAAAATTAAAAAATTATGATTTATATAATGAAATAGATGATTTCAACCGATCAATGTCATTACCCGCATTCCAATATAAAAATATTAGACCAAAATTGAGCGAATTATTGACTTATATAAAATAATAATCAACCCTTCGGTATTTTACTTATACAAAAAAAATTGAAAATAGTAATTAGTCTTAAAAGAACCGCAACCTAAAATGGGAATCCGCTATTTAAACAGTTATTTAAAGGATAAGTGCACAAATTCAATAAATTGTTTGCCATTAGCTAATTTATCTGGAAAAAAGATAGCGGTCGATATTAGTATTTATATATACAAATATTTGGGTGGGGACGAGTTGATAGAGAATATATATTTAATGCTAGCAACACTGCGTTATTATAATATTACGCCAATATTTATATTTGACGGTAAAGCCCCGAATGAAAAAAAGGAATTGCTGAAAATACGACGAAATGAAAAGAAGGAGGCCGAAGCAGAATATACAAAATTGAAAACGAGATTTGAAACATCTGAAAATATGGATGATGATACTCGTGAAGAATTGATATCAACTATGGAATCATTGAAGAAGAAATTTGTATGCATAACAAAGGATGATTTGAAAATAGTGAAAGAATTAATTACATTATATGGGTTTTCATATTACGAGGCAAAAGGTGAGGCTGATGTTTTATGTTCGTTATTGGTTTTAAAGAAGAAGGTATGGGCTTGTTTGAGCGAAGATATGGATATGTTTGTTTATGGATGTAAACGCGTATTAAGATATTTGAGTTTGTTGAATCATACGGTTGTACTATATAACACGAAAAGCATATTGGAAGAACTCGATCTTAGTATGAAAGAATTTCGAGAGATTTGCGTTTTGTCTGGAACGGATTATAATACAGCATCAATGTCTGATCATTGCTTGCAAAAAACGCTGAAATGGCATAGAAAATATTGCAAATTAGTAACAAAACCGGAAGATGAATTCTATGATTGGTTGAAAGAAAATTCGGATTACGTTGAATGCGAACAAACATTTAAAAATATATACAATATGTTTGATTTATCTAATAATGACGAATATTCAAAAATAATTGAAAAAATAAAAATTGGTTCAGAACCAATACGAAAAAAGGAAATAAGATATATATTGGAACAAGATGGATTTATGTTTACTCGTTAAAATAAATAGACGTTCTTTTTTTAATTTAAAAAAATTATGATATTATATTTTATATGAGTAAACCAAAATTGTTTGATTTAAACCTTAAAAAGTATTCTAAACGAGTACTTAAAGAAAATATATATGCACTTGACTTAATAACAATATTAAATACACAGATAATTAATGAGAAATTTGCCGTTAATTATATTCTTAATAAAAATTTTCAATTGACCGAAGAGGAAGAAAATATTACCATAGAATATGTATTGGAAAAACAACCGCATTTGGATAAAAATAAATTGTTTCGATTACATATAATGGGTCCCGATGATTGCGAATATCCTAATTTTCAGAAATTTGCGGATGTATCAAAATAATATAAGTATTTCACACATTTCAACTTTATAAAATATATAATTTTTTATATATTTTATTTTTTACAGTTTATTTTTACAATTTATTTTTACAATTTATTTTTACAGTTTATTTTTACAGTTTATTTTTTATCAATTATTATTTATTTAAGCAGTGGCAGTCTCAACCTCAGCCTTCACCGTCTTGGAAAAATGATGGCTCATATACTTCTGGAGGTTGAAGTAGGTAAGCTCGTCACTTTTCTTCAGCTTAAGAAGAGCAGCTAGCTTATCATCAGGGTTAATCTTGCGTCCGTTGGTCTCGTCCTGCAACTTGTTGGTGCGGATATAAGTGTTGATATCGCGAGTAACAGCAGTGCGAGCCATCTCAGCACCCTTGCTCTTGCCTAGGAAAAGAGCAAGCTCATCACTGATGCGAGTAGGCTTAACAAAACCAGACGGGGCACGGTTACCAGCCTTACGCTTACGCTTGGAGGATTGCTTCTGGGCGGTCTTCAACTCGCGAGTCCACCTCTTCTCCAAATTGCGGTACTCGGTCTTAAGAGAGGAAATAAGAGCACCTAGCTGACCAAGCTTGGCCAAAAACTCATTCGATTGATCAACAAGGGAAGAGTCGCCCTCGACTGGGGCATCAACAGGTGCCTCCTCAGTAACAACAGGAGCAACCTCAACAGGAGCAGGGGTCTCAACAACAGCCTTGACCTTCTTGGTCTTAGGAGCCTTGACTGGGGCAGAAGCCTCAGATACAACATTAACAGGAGCGGGAGAGGGAGCGGAAGCTGATTCAACAGGAGTGGTAGTCTTAGTTCTTGCCATTTATATTCTATATATAGAGTATCTTTTTAAGTGATTTAACGCATAATATATATTTTGTTATGATAAAGGTAACAGATATTAACGATCCAAAGAATATTAAAAATAGGAGACCGATTGAAAAAGCCAAGGAAGCGTTGTAGCGGCGTTTTGATTGACTAAAGTTAATGCACCTAGTACGTAGTATGCTCCTAAAGATTTGCTATCCTTGTCAATTCCACTATTGACGAATTTATCCAAAAGAGGATAAATCAATTTTCTAATATTGTCTATATTTGATTCATTTATAATGTGATTAACATTAATACCTCTAAAAGGATCTCCGTTTGGTGGACAAATATTTCTTTTGGTCTCTAAAGTTAATTGTGCTCTGTAATCCCAAATATCGTGCAACTCTCTCACAAATTTCAAGACTTGTTGACGATTCAGTGAGAGAAACCAAGCTGGGTCACTGTAATTTCCTAAACTATCTATTTGCTGAAATATATCTAATATTTTCAGTTCGATACTTTTTTGATTTGAAATATCGTTGTTTATATCTCGAATATCAATATCAATATGTATTTTTAATAATTTGCTTAATCTTATCAGTTTCCGTATATTGCTTATCACATCATCCGGTATTAAATTTCTATTGTACGGATTTTTTACATTTTTTCCCGACTTAATTATTAAATTGTAGAGAGAAATAATGTCAAAACCATATATAAACCCATCTATATCTTTGTAGCTAAAAAATTGCGAAAAGGAGAGATCATCCATATTTTCAATGGTTAGAAAATCAGATGTATTTGTACACAATCCGCGGTTTAAGAATGCGGGACCGTGGCATTTATTATAATTTCGTTGAATTTTTCCTCTAAATATTTTTTGGATTTTTACAATGCTATTTGACAGTTTTAAAAAGACGAATAATCGAACAATTAATTGGTTTTTATTACCAGATATTTTAAGCTTGTGATGTTTTGCAAATGCTTTCAACTGTTGCACATTGTAATTTGTAGTTGTTATCGTTGAAAATTCAGAGAACTTTGGCGTTACAATGTTATCGTCTGATATTTTTTCTAGTTTTTTACTAGGTGTCATTGTTATTTCACATCGCTTTTCTATTAATTCAAGATAATCTTCAATTGATGACGATTTCTTTATTATTTGATTATTATCTTTGGTACTCAACGACATTGTTTTATACTATATATATATAAATCTTTTTGAACCTTTTTATTTAAATAATATATAAAAAGTAACTGCATTTACCTGCTAGTTACTAGAGGTTTTCAAGACGATTTATAATTATAAAAAAAATTGATTTAAAGATACACTGTATATATAACTCATACAAAGCAATATGGCAGACACGATCGTTGACGGCACTCTATTTAACTCAAAGCAAATCAGATATTCATCGCCAAAGGCAAATGCTTCTGGTGGAAAGAGTATTAATATTTTGAACAAGGAAACCAGTTCGGGTCTACGTATTTCAACCCCACTTATGTTGACGTGGGGTGCATCTGATTTTGTGGATCCGCAAACAGGAAAGGGGAATGGAAAGTTTGAAATGTCGTTGCAGTTTCCGAGCGACGAATACAAGACGGACGATTCTAGTGCGTTTTTAAAGAATATGCAAGAATTGGAGGCGAAGATCAAGGAAGATGCCTTGACGCATTCGAAGGAGTGGTTCGGTAAGGTGCATAAGAATGCAGAGGTAGTTGATGCACTTTATACACCAATGCTAAAGTGGTCAAAGGATAAGGCAACCGGCGAGCCAGATTTCAATCGTCCTCCGTCGATGCGTGTAAAGATTCCGATGTGGGAAGGTGCGTGGAAGTGCGAGGTGTATGATGAAGACGGTGAAAAGCTCTTTCCTAGTCAGACAAACTCGATTTTGACGCCGATCGAATTGATTCAGAAGGGTACACAGGTAATGGCACTGGTACAATGCGGCGGCATCTGGTTTGCTAATGGTAAGTTTGGAGTTACTTGGAAGCTTATTCAGGTAGTGGTACAAAAGCCGAGAGCTTCACTGAGCGGTCAGTGTTTTATCAAGCTGAAGTCAGGTGACAAGGAAAAGTTGAAGTCGACGCCTGCTCCGGTTGCAGATATTATTGATGATGACGATGATCGAGTTGTTAACTCGACAGAAGTCGAGGATTCAGATGGGGAAGACGAAGCCCCAGTCGTAGAGCAAGTATCTGTTCCAGTGCCAGTCGTAGTACCAGAGCCGGAGCAATCTGTAGAAGAACCGAAAAAGAAGAAGGTAGTCAAGAAGAAGCCTCTTGCATCAGAAGCATAAAATTAGAATAAATGATAAAAATAGTTAGAATAGAATATAGATAATTATTTATTATATTTTTTACAATAAATAATACAAATACTTTTTTAAAAGTTAACCGTCAATAACACTAATTGGACCAGGGTATTTAAGTGTCTCTCCCTTACGTGCATCTCTCAAATTTAAAGCAGGGTTAGTTGTAAGTGATCCTCTTAAAACACGTACTTTTGATTCATCTTCTAATGGTCGACACGCAGGATCCCATAAGGTATAAAATTGTATATTCAATAGAAAACCAAGAAAACATATTTGACTCAACCATAATTTTTTTTCTCTAACGGATATTAAAATGGCTTCTATAACCTTCATAATATTTGCTTTAAGTATGCCTGAAACACTGCAAACACCATAACTAATAGCCGGAGGTTTATTATTGAGCCATACATCAACCGAACCCAAAAATTTTCGACAAAAACTTTCTTCCATAAAATTACTCTCGTTACGGTGTAAATTGAGAGTTTCTTGATATTCGTCTTTGTCGCCTCCTACATATCCATCCATAGATTTTTCTGTTTCAGTTAACCAATTTTTAAATTCTCCATAATCTACAACTGGTTTTGGAACAGCACCTGGAACTTGCAATTGAAGCCCATTGAACATTAGAAATAGGAATAGAAGCAATCCTTCGTGAACTCTGTAAGACTTTAAATCTGTATCAGATGGGGCTAATTCATAATATCGATCCGCCGTGTTTTTTGTCATCAATTTTTGAACCCATACTCTGTCATCCTTTAATAATTTGAGATAATCTTTTTGCCATTGATCATCAAAACTTAAATTTTTATTATTATCGAGCCATAACTTTCTAAAATTAGCCCTTAATTGTATCCTAATTAGACGATTCAATTCCATTAAATCGCAAACATTACAAGGTTGTGCTGCATCATTTTCTGGATTAAGTTTTTCATATAATAAATAATATGAATTACCTACCAGTGCAATTTCAACTTCCGATGACGATAACGCATACCAACGACCGAGTATATCAAAATCTGGACCACTCATTGGGGATGATGGTCCCGGTTCTCCCATTGACATTTGCATAAAAATACAATTCTCTATGTAATTCTCGAAAGCTAAGAGAAGTTGTGCTCGTTTTCTAGAAATGCTCGCTTTCGACAATCCAGATAATAATACATCAAAATAATTTCTTTGTTTTTTACGACTATTCTCGATAAAAGAAAATGTCCCAACTTGAATCGTCTCTGTAATTTTATTTCTATCAGAAATATCGCCATCGTGTCCGTGTCCACTAAAATAGCATACCATAGATGATGTTGTATAATTGAGTGTAGGATAACGTTGGATAGCCTCTGCGTGTAAACCCGTTAATAATGTTTCAATATTGTCATCGCTTAAACCAAATTTAAGAGTGCCTTCTTTTGGAATAATTCCCGGTTCAACAGCAAGAGCTTCTGCATGATCATCATGTTCTGGTTCAGCTGAAGCAGCAGCTGGAGCAGCAGGAACATCTGGATCAAGATCTGGATCTTCAGAAGCGGCTGAAGCTTTTGATAAACCTGGCACAAAAAAAGTGGCCCCGCGGCCAGATGCCGGTTTACTTGCAATATGCGTGAAGGATTGTCTAACAAACTGAGGATCGTTAAAATCGTTATAAGTTAAAGGCATAGCTATAGCTCCACCCTTTTGCAACGGAATCGTTTCATTCTTTGTTGTCTCGACGTATGTATGCCTTCTCGTTTTTCTACCACTTCTCTTTGATAATTTAATTGTACTTTTATGTGCCATATAAACTATAATATATCTATATATTTATTCACAAAAATGTAACTTAAAAATGACATCGCCTCTTTCTTCCAAATTATAAATATCATTTTCATTTATTTTTGATATACCCGCTCCCTTGAAAACATACTTTTGAACACGTATCAATTTTAGCTCAGCTAAAGGTATGTCAAACCTATTCACTCCTAAATTGAATGATATAAATTTTTCTTCAAAGAGAGAAAAAGTAAATGAAATAGGCAAAGATATAATTATATTGTTATTTTCATCGATAGTAATATTTTCTGGCAACTCGGGTATACATTTTACGATGACAGTATCATTTTCGTTTGTACCATCAAAATATAATTCACTGTGCCACAATGGCACAAAATATAAAACCCCGTTTAGTTCCAATTTATAAACATTATTTAAAAACATATCATCTATACTAGGATTTAATACGTAAATCTGCACATCTGCATATTTCTCCACTATAATCTCTTTAATCTTTTCTAAAATTTCATCGCTAATATATAATATATTTTTATACTTGAAGAGAAAATTGTATACGGCAAGGGTTTTATCTTTATCGAGCTCTTCAAACAGCTTCAATGTTATATTTTTATAACCCTTTACAATGTCCTTTATGAATGTCGAGAGAAACTCATTATATTTTCCCTTTAATAATCCATCTAAAAAAAGATTTAAAATATTTACATAACACGGATTTATATCCCTTTCACAATTTTCTGAAGAATCTAGGTTACTAATTTCTCTCGACAAATACTGATATGCTTCATTTATCTGTTTAAATTTTTCGGTTGATTCTACAGTGTTCCCTCTTTTATCCGGGTGATTCTGCAAAGCCATTTTATGATACCTTTTTTTTAAATATTCTGGTGTAATATTATTTATTGCAACGTCAATTTCTAATATTTCATAAGCTATTTTACAATCCATTATTTGTATATTTTGTTTTAAATTTTCTAAGTATTGATTTTATTTATCTATATTTTGTAATCGTGTATAATTGAAACCAAGAAAAATAAATAGTTTTCAAGGTGATAAATTGGACGGTAATTATTATTATAATATTGAAAAAAACTATATGTTTTAATTAACATCTCAGATGTCTTTTCATTTTTAATGTGATTTTTTTGAATTAGGGTTGAAATAATGTACCATATACAATCTGTGATGTCTAAATTGTAAATAAAAATGTCATATAAAAGATCACGGAACTTTAAAAATTTTGTTTCATTGATATTTATCATAGCATCCAATATTTTATCGCAGATTATTTTATATGGCATCATTAATTCAGTAACAGATGAATGCAAATTTTTTATATTAGTTATGTTTTCTAATTTGATATTTAATTTATTTTTAAGGCATTTATTATACATTGTCTTTGTTGGTCTTGGTATATTAATAACTTCACAACAATTCAAAATATTGTCAGGAACAAAACTGAGCTCCTCTGTAATTAATATAAATTTTAAATCAATAGATAAAGCATTATTTTTCTGCATATAACTATAAAAATTATCCAGTAATTCACTGTGAATTTCATTAAAATATTTACAAAGGATAATACCCGATTTATCCGTTTTTGCCGAGACAATGTCTACAATCTGCGAATATATTTCGTGCCATAACAACTTTGAATTGCAACCTAATAATGAAAGGTCTACCTCATAATGAATATCGCTTATTTTAAAGTAATATTGCTGTTTATTATAAGTAACACTAATTTTTTTTTCGTATTTTAAATCGGTGTTGCTGTATTTACGTATCGATTTTAAAACTTGGGTATATTTACCGACACCATTTGGACCATAAAAAATGAGGTTTTTTAAATTGCACAATTTACTAGGAAATTTTTTATAGATTTTCTCTAATTTTGGATGCAAATTATGTTTTACATTTATATACTCTTCAAAATGGGTTTCGAGGAATTTCATTATATAACCTATTTGAGAATCTTTATTCTATTTTATTACTTATTTAATTGTGTTCAAATGAAAACAAGTAAAACCTATTATACGGTATTTGATTCGAGGTTAAAAGGTTAAAAGGTTAAATAGTATAAAAAGATATTACAAATTATTATAGTCATTAGATATTATAATGAATATAGTTAAAAGAATAGATCAATATAATAAAAATTATGTATATTTTTGCGAACCTATAAAAAATAATGTGATGAATGATGGTAATTTTATTAGAATAATATATTCTAATCCAATATTTTTAATGAATGGTATTAATTTATTAGTAACATTGTATGATATAAATGTTGAAAAATATTACAACAAATACAAATGTACATTTAACACAATATCGCATAAAGATATTATTGATAATTTAAGAAATATAGAAGAAGATTTGTTGAAAAAATGTAATATAAAAAATAAAGCACCTCAATACAAAATCAATGAGCAAATAAAAAATGGTAATTTTAAATTTTATTTGGATAATTCTGAAAAATTAATAAATGGAAATTTTATGTTAAAAATATCAGGAATATGGGAAACGGACAATCAATATGGCTTAACATATAAATTTTTAAAAGCAAATAATCCATAATTATCCATCTGTTGTAAAGTAATTTAAAATAATATTAAGAGAAATGACTGTTATTATATTAAACACGGCTACAATATAAATAATACCACTGAGATTACTGTCAATAGTACCTGATTTTATAAATGCAGGCTTACGCGTACCTAGAAAAAAAATGAATAATTGCAATAATATCAGTAAAATAGAGATATTTGTAAATGTATAGTAACTAGGTGACACGTAGCCATTAATAATTTTATCTTTATTTGTTATTAATAAATATAATATGAATGAAATTATACCAAGTAATAAAACAAATGGGAATGATGTTGTTATTAATGATAATAATATAGTTAAAATACCGTCGTTATTTGATTTATTATTATACATCATTGTAACAGCTAATAATAGAATAGCAATACCTATAAAACTGTACCCTATAACAGATCCAAAAAAACCAAATTTTGACCCCGTAATAAGTGCAATAATTAATAGAAATATCCCTATTATCATACCTGAAGATATAAATGATTTAAATGTATCACTTAGAATCGTATTTGGAAGAACAACTCTTTGAGCTTGAGCATCCATAATCTATATTATTTAACAAGAATATTATTTAACAAGAATATTTTTAACAAGAATATTTTTAACAAGAATATTTTTTATAATTATAGGATTCAATAATTTATTTTTAATTGTCTTTTTTGTTTTTTAAATTATCAATTTGGCATTGTAGATCTTTTATTTTTAACAGTAACAATGGAACTAATTCAATGTAATTTACCGCTTTATGTGTTTCAATATCACAATTTATTTCAGTGACTAGATTTGGGAAATATTCTTCTAATTCTTGAGCAATAAAACCAAAATGCTTTTTTTTTTCAGAATCGGATTTAAAAGTATATTGTTTAGGTGTTAACTTAAGTAGATTATCTGATAAAGATGTAGATATGTCAACTACGTTTTCTTTTAATTTTATATCAGATGGATTATGTATAGAACCATAAATAACTAAATCTTTTGGTGCAAGTATGCTGGAATTGGGATTTGTTGGTGTAATATAAGTTTGATTGTCGATTGTTTTAGTTGTAATTAACGAAGTTGGAGAAGTTGAGTTGGGGAAAAATTTAACAAATGGACTATTTGCTTGTTTTCCATTGTAATAATTAAAACTTTGTGACATATATATATATTAATAATAAAGTCTAGTTTTTATTATTATTTACGCTTAAGATAAAAACAAAAAAAAATAAAATTTTATAATAATATATGAGCCGTTTTCAAACAAATACAGCTTATCCACTAATCCCAAACTTGAATGAATATATGATTGAGCAAAGGGTGGTAAGTGTCCATTCTGAAGATCGTAATGTTACTAAATATCCAAGCTCTAGTGATTTTGAATTAGAGTTACCAGATGATTATGTCAATGTTTCTACAGTAAAATTGGGCAATTATACTTTTCCTGCAAATTACAATACATTTTCACTTGCTCAAGGAAATACAGCAATGTCATTTACAATTAATCAGCCATATAATCCAGCAGATAACAATTTTTATGATCCTCTTTTAAATGCTATTTATGAAGCATTATATGCTCATATTAATCAAAATTTTATAATAACAATCTCAGAAGGATTTTATAATCCAACTGAAATGTCGAATGAGTTGACTGGTAAATTTAATGAAATTGTCACTATATATATTTATAATTTTATCTCGACAAATTATCCTGAATTATTACAAGAATTCGTAGCTGGTGGAGGGTATACACAATTTAAAATTGTTTATAATACCGTAACTCAAAAATTATGGTTCGGAAATAAAAGCTCTGGATTTATTTTGACCAATGATTCTGAATTGTATCTATTAAAACAAGAGATACAGAATATACAATGTTTACAAAAAACATTACCTGATTTTTCGGATTGGGGATTACCAGTATATCTTGGATTTAGTAGATGTCCAGTAAAGGCGTCACCAAATTTAATGCCTGGTATATATCCACGTTTTTATTATGGTGATGTCATCACACCTGGAGATAATGGCTATTGGTTATTGCCAGACGCAAATTATCAAACAACAACCGTTTATTATTTAGAGGCTCCTGCTAAAATCAATTTAATGGGAAATGCTTATTTTTATATGGAAATATCAGGATTTAACTGCATTGATGAAACATCGCCTAATAATTTTAGTACATTTACACAGACAACAAATGAAACAAATGGTATACACAATTCAGCATTTGCAAAAATAGCAGTTACGACTACTCCGATATCACAGTGGTTTGATAGCAATACAGAAAGCATAAAGATATTTAATCCCCCTGCGGAGAGAATCCGTAGAATTAAAATAAAACTACGATATCATAATGGTGCGACGGTCGACTTTGGAAAATTCAACTATTCTTTTGACCTTATATTTCAAGTATATAGACCTCAAATTTTAAGATCATTTATGACATATAATCCAACATCAAGCTCGATTAGTGGTGGACAGGGTCCAGTTTCAACTAAATAAAATCTTTATATTCGAATTTTATATTGGTCGACAATCCAATTTTTCAGTAATTCA